TACATAAGTCAAGTAAAATATATGGGTGACCATACATGGCTAGAAGTCAAGGAGAACAAAGATGGGAATGTTTGATCGTTTTAAAAGTAAACCAAAAGTAAAAACAGAAACACCTAAACCAAAAGTAGTTAAAAAGTCTTTAAAAGATATTGCTACCGAAAAGAGCGAAGCTTGGGTTGGAGTTACTAGTGTAGAACTAGATCCAGAAAATATTGGTAATGGTGCTTTTGAGCTAGACTGGAATGATAAATTTATTGCCAATCTAGTACGTGCCGGGTATCAACTCAAAAAGGACGATACTGATGCAGATATGGTAGATCGTTGGTTCCAAGACGTTTGTAAAAATGTAGTAGCCGAAAACTTTGAACAATGGGAAGCTAATCAACCATATGATAATCGTCCAAGAATTATGGATCGAAAAGATTTGGGCGACGGACGGACCGAAATCAGTTAAAAATCATTGACACTAAATAGATTATATGCTATTATAATTAAATGCGATATCTACTAGTTGACACAGCGAATACCTTCTTTAGAGCAAGACATAGTGCCCATCGACAAAGCGACACATGGGATAAACTAGGTTTTGCCATCCACGTTACACTAGGTAGTGTAAACAAAGCCTTCCGCGATCAAAAAGCAGATCATGTTATTTTCTGCTTAGAAGGTCGTAGCTGGCGCAAAGATTTCTATACCCCATACAAAGCCAATCGTGCTGTGGCCCGTGCCGCATTAACAGAAAGCGAACAAGAAGAAGATCGCTTGTTCTGGGAAACCTTTGATAGCTTAAAAGAGTTTCTTGCTAACAAGACTAACTGTACTGTGATGCAACACCCAGATCTAGAAGCAGATGATCTTATCGCCGGCTGGATACAAGCCCACCCACAAGATCATCATACTATCGTATCAAGTGATACAGACTTTTATCAACTGCTAGCAGACAATGTAAATCAATATAACGGGATCGCAGATGAGCTCCACACTATACAAGGTATTTTCGACAAGAAGGGTAAAGCAGTCATCGATAAAAAAACTAAGGAACCAAAAGTCATTCCGGATCCTAAGTGGATTCTTTTCGAAAAGTGTATGCGAGGCGATCCAACCGACAATATCTTTTCGGCGTTCCCGGGGGTGCGTAAGGTGGGAAGTAAAAATAAAGTCGGGCTCCTTGAAGCGTTTAACGACAAAACAGCAAAAGGTTTTGCGTGGAATAACTTAATGCTACAGCGTTGGACCGATCATAATGACGTAGAACATCGTGTGCTAGACGACTATAACCGTAATGTCCAGCTGGTAGATTTAACAGCACAACCCGAAGAAGTTAAAGCCAAGATTGTAGGTACTATACAAGGCAATAGCGTACCATTAGCACGTCCCATGGTAGGTGCACAGTTCTTAAAGTTCTGTGGCAAGTATGATTTAATTAAGATGGCAGATATGGCAAATAGCTATGTTCAATTTTTAGAAGCAAGTTATCCAGAGAAATGACAGACATCCTTTGGGTTCCTATCGTAGGCCTTGCATTAGCAATCCTATTATTTGTTGTGTTTTTTCTAGCAATGTCAGTAGCAGCAATATTAGACATATACGATGAACATAAAAATCGTGTATGGAATGAATTACAACGTACTAACTATGAACGCCGTAGACCGGCTGCAAAATAAGGAAAAGTAAATGGATGCAATAGTACAGTGGTATCGTCGTTACAATGTAGAAATCACTTGGTTCATTATCGGCTGGTTATCATTAGACCTAGTACGTGAGTTTGGCCAAGGCAACCTTGGAGGTGTGGTATTTGATGCGGTGCTTATTGCGTTGAATTATCATTTGAATAAGAGATGAGAAAAAGAGATGCAGTTGGTGTGTTCCTGATGCTAGGATTTGTATTTTTCCTACAGGTATATTATGATCAACCTAAAGATTCAACAAGTAAACGACATGCTGTTAGATACGACTGTAGTATCGCCGAGATCAGTCCTGACTATCCATTGGAAGTCAGGCAGAAGTGCCGCGAAATGTTAGCAAAGGCAAATAAAGAATGACTTATAAAATTGAATGTCAGTATAAAGAAACCTGTACACATAAAATAGACTCATGCGAAGAGCCCATTATGGTCAAAGTGATCGCTAAACCTATTGTAAAAAATAAGTTTTGGATAGTCGAAGAAGCTGGCGAAAAGATTGCTACTATACAGGCCTGCGATGAAGGCGGTTTTGTTTATGTACACGATAACGAAAGAGAAATGTTTACTTCAATTCGAATGTTAAGTAAAAAATATAATATTAATTTTGTCAAGGCCGAAAAGCTCAAGAAAGAAAAAAAAGCTGTATATGATGTGTACGGTTATCCGACTAACAGTTCTCCCAACAATGAAGTCTTAGACGTTCAGCGTTACTTGCCTATCTACACCAAAGGCACCAAGTCAAAGAGTTTCTTTTGTGCAGGTTATTACATTATTAAATTCTCTAGCACCTGGGTTCGTGCATACTGTCCTAAACTTATTACACTAAATCGTTACGAGTATCAAGGTCCTTTCAAGACTCAAGAGCGTATGGCTGAAGCAATGAAAGAAGCAAATGGACACTAATTTGCCATTTCATGTTAAATTATTTAACGATAAGGTCAGGGCAATGAACCAGGCCAATGCTAAGATTCTGACTTTAAATACACAAGAAGCTCGCAGTTTACACGCAGAAATTTACGATTTGATGGCCACAATCGCTAATTTGTCACGTACCTCGGATAATGTCAGTGCCAGTACAGTAAGCATGGATGGCGGCAGTTTTAAATAAACTACGCATATTATGTGATAAATAAATTGTAGATCAAGGATAACTGAAAATGTCTAGACCAAAGCCAACGGTGTTGTTGGACCATGTAAATAAAACCACTTACAAAAGTGAACAGGTATTAAGTTCAGAAGGTATCTGGGCGGTCTTTTACGACAGTCAACCCATCAATCTCAAAACCGCAAACGTGCTTGTAGCATATCCTGGCCCAAAATATAAAAAATGTAGTTTTAGTAATCCAGGTCATGCTATCAACCTTTGCAAGAAACTCAACACCTTATTTCGCACAGATAAATTTTCAGTGGTGTTGTTAAACGCCGGTGACAAAGTCTTCCCCGCTTAAGCGTTACACCCAACTCCAGCTTACTAAAATTTTTATCGAGCAGGCCAATCTGCCTATAGGTATTACCACTGACATGAGGAATCGTTGGTGGAAAAATCCCACCGATGTCAACAGTTTAAGACTTAGCCTTCAAGGATTACAGTTAGTCAAAGCCGTACTTAAATTACAAAGTTATGAATTTGTCTTGTCCGAAGAATTAACTAATCATAACTTACTACAATTAGAACGCTACCTTAAAGGTCCGTATTACTTGCTCAAGCGACAAAAGATAATAGTATTTGAAGAAGAAGAAGCTATGATGCTTACCTTACATGGCAACAACCTGGTGTCGTATTTAGACAACATAGAATCAACTAGTAGTTGACCCAAAATTCCCATTAATGTATAATTGTAATACAATTTAACTCAGGAGTATTACAAATGATAAAGCGAATTTCGCGCTCACTGTCGGATGTAGCCCAAGAAATTCTTCAGATATTGAAGGACAAACACGGTGTAACCGATCAGCAATTAGCACTATTAAGAAGTCGTGTTTTTAATTCGGGATACCGTTTCCCACTAGGTGGCATTCTAGTACCTGTAACAATCTTATGGATTGATTATGAAGTACAACGTGATGTCATTATCAAAACTATTTTGTCCTTGCTGGCAAAATGGGACAATCGTATCTGTCAGCCTGCCGCATGTAATACAGATCCAAGTCTTGTTGAACTTGTTGACGATGTTAAGCAAATCTACAAGTTTAAGAAACTATTTGTATATGATGCCCAACATCGTTGCGTAACACTTGCTATCCTTGGCTTTACAGAAATCTACGTAACTGTAGTTATTGATTCAGATCCAAAATTTGCCAGTTATGCGTTCCGTACTAGTAATAGTACCGTTAAGAAAATTGGTGTTCCTGATTTCCATCGTAATAATATTCGCTTATATAATCTTGGGGTTGAAGATGTAGAAACTATTCCAGCTTATAACTTACAGGCACAATTTGATCGTTTAGGAATAGATTTTGTTGAAAAACCTGAAAAGATCCCGGCCGCAGAACGTCAGAATTATTATATGAGTCACTTTGACTATGCTTACAAACCAATGGGTGCCGATAAAACTGGTAAAGTTGCCGGGCAAATACTTGAAGCTATTACTAAGACTTGGCCAAAGCAAGCCAAAATTCAAAACGGCATTTACATTGGTTTGTACCATATGAATACTGTGGTTAATAGCTTGGGCAAGAAACTACCCAAAGACTGGATGTTACAAGTATGCCGGGGTGTTGCTCAAAGTTTCCCCAATGGCGAACACGTTGAAGAAGCCGCCGGCCGTCATGCTAAATGGATTGCTAAAACAGGCACATGGAACGTACCTGAGGGTATGTTTAAATTCATGCGTGAAGTATATAAACTCAACGGCGGTACACTTGCTATTCCTAGCGACGGTGAAGATTTTGATTTATGCACAGGACTATGGGTAGATCCAGCACTTATTCCAAATCATGCCAAGTTGTATAAACCGCAGGTTAAGGTACAGGGAGTAACATATGACTACGCTTGAACAACTAAAAGAAGCAGTAGAGGGATTTGAGGAGATTAACTACCGCCAGGTAATGGTGGCTCGTAATCAAAATTCATACAACATTACAACAGACTTTGTCAGTACTGAAGTAGCACGTTTAATTGAAATGTATCAAGGGTTGACTACACTTGATCAACGTGCTCGCTTAATACGCGATGGTATAGATTTATATCTGCGTAGAGGACATGGTTATAACATCAGTGGTTCAATTGGTGCTCATTATCGTCAAGTCGGAGTTGATCCCAATAAAAATGTATTTGAGCACATGATTCCGCAGGCTCGTGTTAGAGATCAACTAATTCAAAATCGTATAAGCATCACAATGGCAATGAATGCACCGACTTGCTTGATTAGTCCCGAAAACGATGCGTTAATAAACAAGGCCAAACTCAACAATAAGACACCTAGCTATTGGTATATTTTTAAAAGATATAGCCAAGCATTTAATGCCAAATTTGAAACATTTAACGGGCAAAGGATTAACCCAGAGACTTATACGTTGTGGGACCATTATAAATTTGTTGGTATTGTTTGACTCTTTAATACAATCTGTGTATAATTTAAAAATGAGCAAATATGAACGCGAATGGTCGGAAATAGCAGAAAAAGCAGTAACCGACGGCATTAACGGCCTAGAGGTTACTGCCGCAATTCAATCTATAGTTAATGAAATTAAAAGTTTTATTATTGCTCGTGACCCAGACGATAATATTGTGCAAGCACAATGGGTCGGTGGTAATAATTACACTGATCCAGGAGATGTACATGTT